AGTGATGCTGCAAATGCAGCGGCTCCTGCAGCGGCTGCTGCTACTGAGATTCCGCCTGTTGCTACTGCCTGCGCTGCTGCTGCTCCAAGTGCTGCAGCTCTGATCGCCTGGTAAGCCTTGACCAGTCCTTGTATCGCAGTAACGAATGCAATCACTTTGCCTGCTACAAATGTTGCGGCAAATATCGCGCCAAGTGTTATGAAGATATCTTTATGCTTTGCTACGAATGCAAATGTCTTGAAGATTACAAATGAAAAGCCTATGACGGCCTTGATCGCGGCAGTCATGGCAGCGACAAGTTTGTCGCCGTTCTCTGCCAGCCATTCTTGAATTGCTGGAATGACTTTAGTGGTGAGCGTGGTGAATAATTCTTCGATAACTGGCAGCAGCGCTGTGCCGAGTGTTTCTTTGGCTTCGTCTAGTGCAATGCCGAGACGGATCATTCTGAATTCGAAGGTGTTTGCTCTGGTTGCTGCTGCTCCACCGAATGTCTTTGCAGTCAGTTGAAGTATGGCGTTTAGATCTTTGGATTTGACCATTGCGTCTGTAATTGGAACGCCGAGGTTTTTGAGCGCCTTGTAGTTTCCTTGCAGCGCCTTTGTTACTGCGTTTGTCGCTGCGTCTAGATCTACGTTGCCGCCTGCTGAAACATCGAGCGCCAAGCCGAGAAGTTTCTGCGCATCTGTAACACTGCCAGTTACTGAGGCTAGTTTTGATAACGCCGGACGAAGTTGGTCATCGACGACTCCGAATGCTCGCTGAGTCTGATCGATCCATACTTCGGTCGCTGCGATCGCGGCGTCTGTTGCGCCGGTGGTGTTCTTGAGTGAATTGGCCAGGAGCGCCTGGGATTTTTCATCTGCGATCGCAGCCTTGACTGAATCCACGCCGATCTTGACGGCGAATGCTGCGCTTGCTGCAGCTGCTAATCCGAACGCCTTGCCTACCTTGCCTGCGAATTTGTCGAAATTCTTGCCGAGTTTGTTGATGTCACGAGCTGCTGCCTTGCTGCCCTTGTCCGAGTATTGGGTAATAATCCGGGCGGTTACTGCGCCTATTGCCATCTTCGGTTATCCCTTCTCTTTGTTTAGGTTGGCCTGCAGGGTCTTCTGTGCGTCGTCCATCGCTGATCTGATATTGGCGTAAATCCGAGGGCGATCGCGATCAATGACGGCCCATACTCCGCGACTGGCTTTGCGGAAGCGGTCATTCATGTTGCTGATCAGCTGGCGTCCGGTTCCTTGCCCTGGTGTCCTGCGTCCTGCAACTTCAAAGATAACGCCCGAGGCTGTCTTGTTGAAGAGTGCGCCTGCGCTGGTGGTGTAATCCGACCTCACGCGGCCTTCTGAGCGAGTTTTAACGATGCCCTGTCGAATTGCCTGTGGATCCCATGCTGGCCAGCCCTGGCCACCTCTGGTTGTCTTTCGTGGGTTCTTTGGCGCTGTTGTACGCCAGCCACTCATTGGGGGCTTGTCTGGGATCTGTTCTTTCGCGTTGCCTTCGGCCAGGCGCAGCTCGTCGTTGATTACTTTGTTGAGCCGACGAGCTGCGTCCTTGTCGAATTTCTTCAAGGCGGCGGTGGTTTCTTTGATGCCGCTAATAACAACGACTTCATTGGCCATGTTTGTTTGCCGCCTTTGCCTTCTCCTTGAGATAGATCACGATCGCTTCAAGGATGCCGTCTGGTGCATCCAATAAAGCAATCGGATCTATTCCTGTCTCCACAGAAACTGCTGCGATCGAATATGTCAGGCTGTCTCTGTGGATTCTGAATTTGGGTCTGTGTCTAGTTGAACTCCTTCGAGCGTATCTAAGAATTCAGGGCCGAACGGTTTCACAACCACTCCGTTTGCTCGAAGTGCGAGCCAACCGAGATAGTAGATATGTTCGAGCTTCTGCTCTTCGCCGATGAGTTTGGCTAGGCCTTTGCCGTACTTCTGTTCGAAGTCGACGATGATGCGTGGTCGTAATGAGAACGTTTTCTCCACGCCATCAGTCGTCTTGACTTTGATATTGAGTCCATCCATCTTTGTTTCCCCCTATTTTCTTTAGGATGTTGCTTTGGTAATTGCGCCGGAGATCGGCCAAGTCACACTCGCTGTTGCCAACTCACCGACGGATCCATTTAGAGGAGTCCATTCGGAGACAAGAGTCGAGAATGAATATTGTGGGTTCGTTGCTGTTGTTGTTGCATTGACTGGCTTTGCAATAACTGTGACTGCTGTTCCTAGCAACGGATAGATTGTTGCTTCAACGCTTGAAGTTGCGTAGTCCTGGTGGAATTCAAACGTTACAGAATTGTCTGCAAGACCGGCCACACGTGTCTTCGCTGTGTTTCCGAATGCAGTTGTTTCGACGATATCGTATGTTGAATTTAGAGTGATGCTCGCGATGTGATCGCTGAGGTCAGTTGTTCCAAATACGACAGATGCGTTTGTGAGTACGATTCTTGCCATTATGCGACCGCCTTAGAAATTGCTCCGGTAACTGGCCAAGTCACAGATGCTGTGGCCAATTCGCCGACGGATCCGTTGATCGGAGTCCACTCTGAAATAATAGCAGAGCAGGTATAACTTGGATTCTGTGCGCCTGTTGTTGAGCCGTTTGGCTTGACGATTACAGATGCTGCTGTTCCGAGAAGTGGGTAGATTGTTTGTTCTACTTCGTTGGTTGCGAAGTCCTGGTGAAATTCGAGCGTGATTGAGTTGTCTGCCAAACCAGCGACGCGTGTCTTTACTGCTGTTGACGCGAATGCTGTTGTTTCGACTACGTCGTATGTTGAATTGAGGGTAACTGATGCGACCAAATCGCTCAGGTCAACTCCGCCGACGGAGATGTATGCGTTAGTGAGAACTATGCGAGCCATTATTTAGTCGCTCCTTCTTCTGTTTCGGTTTTGATGGATGGGGTTTGTGGTGCTGTGTTGCTTGCTTTGATGTGGTTTCCAGCGATCAGAGTTTCTGCGCTGATTCCTGCATCTTGCAATTCTTTTGCTGTGATCGTGTCGCCTTTGGTCTTGCCGCAGACTTCTCGGTTCGAGGTTACTGTGTATGTCATTTGGTTCTCCTTATCCCCAGATGGTTAGGCGGTATCGGTACGAGAGAAATGTGTTCGATTGCGAGTCGTATGTTCCGGACTCTGCGCCGATCACTCGCAATGTCTGGCAGGTTCCGCCAAGCGTTCTATCTCCTTCTATCGCTGCTTTGATGGATGTGGATCCTGTTCCTGCAAGATATCCATCGAGCGCGTCCTGGCCTGCTCTCTCTGAGAAGCGTTGGACGATCACATAAATATCGACGTTTGCTTGATCTAATCCTCGGGCGTTATCGATGTCGAATGTGAAATCTAATTGACCCACGATCGCGCATGGTGGTGTTACTGGCTCTGGAATTACTTCATAAACGCGAAGGCCGGAGATTGTTTGAAGTCTTGTCTTGAGTGCGTCTCGCACCTGGCTTGGTTGCATCGGCATTATTTGGCCAGTCCGTTATTCTTCTTGAATGGTCGCAGCAATGCTTCAACGTCTGCGTCGAGCTTTGCTGTCAGTCGGACTGTGCCTAAGTCCGGGCTTCCTGCGATCCCGAATGGCGATTGACGGCGTGTGAAGAGACGAGCTGCCTGGATCAAGGTTGCCATGTTGACTTCGGCTGGCGTTGATGTCCATCCCCAGATGCCGGTGATTCGAACTGATTGTGGCAAGTAGTAGGGGAATACGTATCGGCCGATCGCGAGCATTCGGTTAACTGGCCAGCCGCGCTGTGGGTTGTTTACTGGCTCGAGCATATAGTCGCTTGTTGACCAGACGGTATCCCATGTCTGGTTGAAGTTGTCGTCTGTTGCCACTTCTGTGATCGTGTAGTTGTCGTCCATATTCATCGTCCAGGGATCGAGTGGCGTGTAATAACGAGCGACTGGACTCTGCGCTGTTCCGTTGCGGTAAAAGAAGCGCCCGGTGTAGTCGTCGATCATGCGGCTGGTTGCTGTGATCGCAGCTTCTAGTGGGGTGTCGTCGACGCTGTCTGTGATCGCAAGCGAGGCCTTTAATTCGGCCAGGGTGCAATAGCAATTAGTTAGGGCCACGCTTCGTCCTTCTTTCCGGTTTCGGCAGCATTGCGCGTTCTAGTTTGGGATCGGCTGTTGCTGTTTCCTTTTCCGGCTTTCGCCGGGTCTTCTTAATCTTGCCAAATATCATTATGAATTTCTTCCATCCAGAAGCTCTTTTGATGCGGTAGGACGGCGGCTGTGTTGACATGGATCGTAAATCCGAGCGCCTTTGCTCTTCTGCAGAATAATAAATCCTCGCCGATCCATTCTCCATTGATTGGCCCATCCCAGAACCAGGCCCAGTCTTTGCCCTGGTTCTTGTCTGCAACTTCGCGCATCTTCTCAAGAACGCTTCGGTGAACCATCAGGCATCCGGTTCCTGCTGCGTCGATCTCGA